CAAATATGTATTATCATCAGAGTCTAAAAATTTATCAGCAATAAGATTACGACCAACAGTCCAATCTCCATTTAAATCTGAATATGTTTGATAAGCAAATACGCCATCAAGGAAACCAATTTTACCATTGTCTGATGCCATAACTCTATTGTTACCCGCACCACGCATAGTAAGTAGTGCTGAGCCAGTTCCATCACCAATAGCAACTGTACCTTCAAACTCTAAGTTACCTGTAGCAACATCGTTAACATCTGAGCGAATAAACTGAGCAGCTTCTAATCCATCAACCGTGTCAGCATCAAATAAGTTACCTGCACCTTCATCATCAGTTGTAATAATACGACCTAAGTCTGTACCTCCTGATATTAGTTTAAACCAATCATTTGTTTCATCCCATTGTAAAGATGAATTTGGTAAATTACCACGAAGAACTTCCCAACCAGCATTTTCTGTCGGAGCTCCTGTAGTAAAATTACTATTAAGAGTAATTAAGTTATCGGCAATTAAAACTGTTTCTGATTGAACTTCGGTACGTGTACCTTGTACTGTAAGGTTACCAGTGATAATATAATCACCGTCCAATGTATCATTTTGGTCAGAACGAACAAACGATAATGAGTCAATTCCATCAAGAAAATCGGCATCTAAGCCTGATCCTGTACCATCGTTACCACTATACCAAACTGGTACGCCGTTAATGGAAGGAACATTAGTAAAATCCGCTTCAGTAGTATTAATTGTAAGCTGGACGTTATTACCGGCTTTGAATACCAAACCGCTTGCCGTATTATCATTAAATTTTATTTCGTTTGAGCCTGAGGTATTGTAAATACTGTAGTCACCACTACCTGTATTTTTAATTCGTAATGCACCTACGCCGCCTGCAAAATCCATTAAAGGAGTATCAATACCTCCTGTGTTCTCAACAGTAATTGGAACCGATGAGCCTGTGCTTGTAAGTTTGGCTGTGCCTGATACTTGTAATTTATTTACACCATCATCAGAGGATGTGCCGACAAGAACGTTATTCTCCGATTGAAGACCGTTCTTTACTATGAATTTCTTATCATTTGCCATTCGGTTCACTCTCCCCAGTTAGGCTTATTCTTTATTGTATTTATAATGATTACTTAATCAGTGTTCCCGCAATTTTATATACTGTTGAAGATGCTGAACTTGAATTCACATTAAGTTTAACGAGAAACCCATCAATTTCAACATCAAACGTTGCTAGCTCTGTACTCGTAAACACAACGCCGTATTCAGTAGCAATTGCGGTTGACCCGTCGTGTGTAACCAATAGTTTAGTTATTTGACGATCAGTACCTTCAGTTGCGGTTACTGTATATTCAGCACCACTAAAACTACTATACGGAAATGCGTGAATGTTTGTCGAGCTTGTTGTAGTTGTCGTGGTTGTTGATGATATAAATGTACTTTGGTCTAAACTTAAGTTGCCTTCAACCGTTAAGTTACCTGTAATCGTATCACCAGTAACATTAACAAATCTGTTATCAGCTTCAGTTTCAGTATAATAGCGATTGTCTAATTGACCCGCATCTAACTCTGTTTCAGTATAATATCTGCTATCAAGTTGACCATTATCTAATTCAGTCTCTGTGTAATAAAGAGAATTAAGTTGACCATTATCTAGCTCGGTCTCTGTATAATAACGACTGTCAAGTTCACCATTATCTAGCTCGGTCTCTGTATAATAACGACTGTCAAGTTCACCGCTTGTTAATTCGGTTTCAGTAAAGTATCTGTTATCGAGTTGACCAGCATCTAATTCTGTTTCGGTATAATAACGATCGTCAAGTTGTGTATTTGCATGTGTTAGTACGTGACCATTCGTATCAAAGGTTAGACCAGTGAGTACACGACCTGATGCTAATGAAGTATCAACAACTGAAGATGTATCGTCGTGGGTTATTGTAATTATTGTATTAATGGAATCATTTAAGTTAAAGTTTCCAGTACCAGTTAGTCCTGATCCACCTTGAACTGTAACATTACCATTTCCGATTTGGTTTGCCGCAGTATTTGCAGCCTGTGATAAAATATCTGATGCATGTAATCCATCAAGTTTATCAGCATCTAAGTCAGTTCCTGTACCATCAACTGTAATAAGTTCCGCAAGGATTTCGGCAGCAGTTTGGTCAGCGGTTGCGCCATCTTCAATTAAATCGAGTTTAGCACCATCAACCGAAACGTCTCTACCATCAACATTGCCAGTAACAGTAATATTACCTGTTACATCAATATCCTGTCCAAAGGTATCAACCTCAACGTAATAGCTTGTACCATCACCTGTTTGTAATGCCAAAGTGTTGTTTGCACTAATCCAAGAAAAGTCATCAACGCCAGATACTGAAGATGTTGTGACAGATGTTAAACGCCCGTCTTCGTCAACAGTAATTACCGGAACGGCGGTTGCCGAACCATATGAGCCTGCTGTTACACCAGTATTTGCTAACTCAGTAGTAAGAGTCATTACACCAGTATTTGAAGAAGCTGTACCCGTAACCTTACCAGTTAATGTGAGATCCAATCCATCTTCTAATAAATCTAACTTTGCACCGTCGGCAGCAACATCCCGGCCATCTACCAAGCCTGTTACTGTAATGTTTCCAATAACACCAAGGCCGGTAAACGTATCAATAAGTGTGTCGTAAAAGTTACCATCAGCGGTACCAATAGTAAATGTATTATTAGCAATAGTCCATGTAGTGTTTGCCACACCTGCCACGGAAACGGTATTGGCTGTAGTAATTCGACCATCTTCATCAACCGTGAAAACGGGTACAAGAGAAGCCGAACCATACGAGCCTGCGGTTACACCAGTATTTGATAACTCTGTTGTAAGAGTCATAACACCAGTATTAGAGAATGCATTGCCTGTTACTTTACCGTCTAATGTGAGGTCTAAAGTAGCAGGTGGTACATTCGTAAAGTTATTATAATCTAAGTAATAATCGCCAGACTGACCATCTAATAGGTCTGAGTCAAGGCCGGATCCTACGCCATCAACTGTTTTAAGGAGGGTAAGAACCGCGCTGGCATCTAAGTCTGCCGATACATCGATAATTGATTCTGTGTTAGCAACGGCATCATATTTTTTAAAATATAGTTTACCGTCAGCAGTGTTAATGGCGATTTCACCAAAATCTAACTGTGCAACTGTAGGTACACGCCCCGCAACTGAACTGCGGCGTAATTTTATTGTTGACATATGTATGCCCCTTTGTTATAATAGATATATATCTTAATAATCAATAATATAGTTTTAATAAATTAAAACGTTCCACCGTCAATTTCATTAATAGCAATTGCGACATTTCCCGCAGTTACTGTAGTATCGACTCCATCAGTACCAGTAAAGGTTAGATTTGTGCCTAGAGATATATCAGATGTTGCACCACTTTCATCAATAACTGTAAACGTAGAGTTCTCTAATTTAGCGTTAGTGATATCACCATCGGTTATAGAGAATTCAGTACCAGTTAATGTTAACGCGCTTCCAGCCGAGTATGTACCCGCACCAGAGAATTGATACCAAATAACGTCGTCAGTACCAAGCGCAAATGTTTCAGCATCTGTTACCGTCGCAACATAACCAGTACCATTATTTATAGTACCATCAGTTACGAATTGGAAGGCTCCTGGGATTTCCGAGGTTTCATTAAAGTATTCACCTCGAGTAATTACCCAATCAATAGCCGCGCTACCGATTGTAGTAACTTCATAGGAACCATTTTCTAGTGAAGCAGTTTGATCTTTAACAAGAATTCTATCTCCGAGAGACCAATTTGCTACACCGTCGATGTCAAGTATAATATTAGCAGGAATAGTAAGTGTACCATTTCCATGATTATACGTTGCACCTAAATCAGCAGTCGTTGCTGCAAGAGCAGAAGGAATAACTCTTAACCCTTGTGCTACACCATCAACGTAAGCCTTAGTTGCCGCATCCTGTAAACTAACAGGGTCAGCAAGATCTTTAATTATATTATTACTTACACTTATTTCGTTTGTATCAGAGTCAAGAATTAAATCGTGGCCAGTTCCTGCGTCTGTAGAAACTGTTCTGTTATTAATTAAAACTGAACCTGATTTTAAATTACCATCAACTTCAAGTGCTTTGAATATAGAGTCTGTACCACCCGGATGTAAGAAGTAAGATGTGGCATCTGTATCAACAAATTTTTCTGCTAATACATTATTGTTTACATACCAATTACCGGTTGACCTTTCGGAATAAGCAGAGAAGTTAAACGTATTATCAAGGAAACCAATTTTACCTTGACCGGCGTAAAGCGTTGACTGAGATCCGGGACCATCAGCAAATCCAATTTGCGAGAATGTTAGACCATAACCAACTCTTAATTGGTTTAGTCTTGTTTCTCCAGCAAAATCGCCATAGTAGTTATTATTGTCTGAGTCAAAATATCTCGGAGCAAATACGTTACCAGTGAATGTTGAACCATCAAGCGTGGCATAAACCGTATCAAGATGGCTATAATCTAAACCAATCGCAACGTTTGCGTTAGCTCCTGTACCAATAAACTCTTGGTTAACTGTAACACCAGATGTAATTCCGTCTGGGTAAATAAACCTTACATACTGTGTAGTAATATCAGCATCAATAGTTGTATCTGTAAGTCTTGTAACTTGTGCCGAACCATCAAGGTCTCCACCCAGTGTAATAGTGAAGTTATCTGCAAAGAGATTCATTACATCGTTGACATCATCGTTTACGGCAAATACACCTGCACCATTTGCATTACCGTCTGTAAACATCAAACCAATAATATCACGTGATGTTTCAGTAAAGTTTGGAATCGCGTTAGCTTGTAATTCTAATGGAATGTCTGTAGCAAAATCAATTCTACCATCTTCAGTAATACGTATACGAGGAGTAAATCCATCAGTACCATACATTTCAGCAGAAACGCCAGTAACATCAAGTCCAATTTTTAATTCGTTGTTTGCACTATCAATATCCTGAAGTTCTAAACCACGGCCAAGATTTAATGTTGGATTTTGTAGTAAGTCAATATCCGTTAAGTGTGAATTAGCACCATCTTCAATTTGTAATTTAGAAGAGAATGATCCGCCAAGATAATTAAGAGTAACAACATCACTAAGATTAACTGGGTCAGCAACATTAGTAATTGTATTATTTGCGGCATCAATATTACCAGTAGGATCAAGTACTAAGTTAGCATTTGAAACAATTTTAGTATTGACTTCTAAATTACCTGTGTTATAATTAAGTACAATTTGATTAAGATTTTGACCAAAGTTTAAATTACCAAGCTCATCAATTTGCATTCTTTGAGTATTGGCAGTATAGAAATCTAAATCGTTATTATCAACACCTGCAGCGGTTTCAGCAATGATATATGTATTTCTGTCGAGATCCATAACTGAGCCAGCAAGACCAGCCCAAGCAGTACCATCGTAACCTTCAAACCGAGCATCTTCAGTATTATAGCGTAATCCACCAACGATACCAACTGGCCTTTCAGCGGTCGTACCTTTTGGCATAACCAACGCGCCATTAGTATCAATTCTAATTAACTCATCGTCTGAACCAAGCTTACCTGTAAAGATTTTATCAAAGTTATAATTTGGTGCACCGAGTGTTAAAGAACCGGTTACATTTGGTCTTAGGGAAGTTGATATGACAGGAACATTAACATCACCATAGAAAGTGGTAACATTGTTCGCATTCATCATAGCAACTCTAGAACCGCCAGTAAAGAATTGTAATTGATCGTCGTCAGACCCTGGGCTGTTTTCTGCTATAACCTTTGTATCTTGGTCAACATCAACAGTACCACCTAAGCCTGCCCATGCAACTCCATCATAACCTTCGAATTGGCTATCCTGAGTATTAAAGCGAATTTGACCAGTTGCTTCAGTTGGTCTTTCTAGTGTTGTACCTTGTGGTAAACGAACTGCGCTTGTTCCTGAGATTATTAAATCATCACCTACTGGATTAATCTGATTTAATGGAAGAGTTTCGTTTACACTAAATCGAGTTCCGTTAAGGACTAAACCAGCACCTGCTGTAAATGTACCTTCACCTTGGAACTGAGCCCATTCAACAGGGTCTGTATTAAGGTTAAAGTTAGCAGCATCAAGAACTGTAGAAACCCAACCTGTACCACCATTAATTGTACCGTCAGTAACAAATTCGTATGAACCCGGAAGTTGTTCGCTTGTATTGAAATCAGCTCTTTGGAATATCCATTCAGTATTGGCAGAACCAACTTGGATTACATCATAAGAACCGTTTTGTGTTTTATCAGTTTGGTCTTTAACGAGAAGGTTTTTGCCAAGTGTCCAAGTAGTAACATCGTCGATATATAAAAAGTTAACTGGCGGAATAGTAAGAGTATCACGTACCGTCGAGTTTCCTGTTTCAAACGTGGCACCTAAATCTTCTGTCGTTGCGGCAAGAGCCTGTGGTCTAACCACGAAACCCTGTACTAAATTATCAACATATCTTTTGTTTGTAGCATCAGTTGCGATAATAGGATCGTCAAAAACTTTAATCGTTGTTTCAACACGATCTAATTCAAACTCAAGATACGTTTTGTTAATAGCATCAAATCCATCAATAGGATCAAGTATACCAGAAACTCTATGGAAAGACATATCCACAACGTTATTAGAACCTGGGTCAAATGTTATGTTGGCATTCGCAGTAAATGTACCATCAAATAATTCAACACCGCCTGCTTCAAATGTTGTAAGTCCAACGATATTGTTTGAAGACTCACCAAGAGTTAAGGCTGTTGTACCAAGTGTAATATCGTTAGTTGAAATTACGTTATTAGAATAAGCAAAGTTGTCTTCGCTAAACGAACGATTATTAAATTGAGTAATGTGACCATATTGGTCTAAATCAATATTACCAGCAAATACTAAACCGGCATTATTAGAACTTATTTCCGTTGATGTAGCTGCGTGAGATATAACAAGATTTGCATTCTCTGTATTAAGTTCTGGTGTAACGATAATACCAGAACCTGCATCAACTTTTGCAACGTATTGACCAACTGTATCAATTCCAAGCGTAATGGAATCTGGCGTAATGAGTGGTTTTTTCTCAGCGGCTGCGACAATCCTAATCTTATTGGACTGACCTACTTTTACTTTAATGCTCACTGCTAAACCTCCGTGATTGTTGGTATAACTATTGCTAGACCTTCAACAATTTTGGACATTTCACCACTGGATTTTCTCATTAAAACATCATACTCGTATTTTCCCGGCCTTAGATTGGCTGTAACATCAGCCTCTAAAACTAGTGTAATGTCATTCTCGTTTTTCTCTACAACGAATTCCGCTGCGCGTTTTGATGAATACATTTTTCTTAAGTCTGCGAAAAAACTAAATGTGTTTATCACCAAATCATCATCGTCTCCGTCGAACATTTCCAACGTAATACGAAAATCAGTACCTTGATCTATATAGATATTTGCTTTGGATCCCATTTTTTCATCTCTTTATTACTTTTATCTATTTATAAAAAATAAGGAGGCACAATCGCTTGACCCCCTCACTTATAATGACTGAGATTTGCAAGAATTATTGACCTTTAATTTGGTCAACCTCATCTTTTAAATCTTTGATAGCTTCAACTAACAGACCGACTAATGAGGCATATGCGACTGATTTAATCTTATCTTCAGTTTTATCTTCAATCACAACTTCAGGAATAACTCTTTCAACTTCCTGAGCAATTAAACCAATTTTTCTGGCATCAGGATTTGTTTTCTTGTTAAAATATACACCACGCAAGTCTGTAACTTTAGAAAGTGCGTTATCAACAGTAATAACATTTTCTTTAAGTCTTTCATCAGAGTTTGTAGTAATATCGCCTGTTGCAGTAAATTCTCCGGTTGTTGTATCAAAAGTAAATACCGCAGTACCGCCTGCTCTTTCTTCAATCCTAACTGATGTTACTGTAGTTGTATCAGCATCTAATAAGAATGCACCAGTACCTGATTCCACACCAAGCTTCATTGCATTAGTAGTACCAAAACCAAAGTACGTATCATCAGGTAAGTTCATATCAGATGTAATACCTGTAAGATTGCCTGCGGTTAATGTACCACCAACAGTCATGTTACCAGCAGCATCAATGTTTTCAACACTAAGCTCATCATCTCCAGATGTATAGAAGAAGTTTTGTTCACCACCTGGGTTAGGTCCTAACGTGGCCATCAACGGTCGTTGGTCTGCTCCAGCTTCAAAGAATGGAATGAATAACGCAGTATCCTGTAATGGAGATGTGTGAATGTTTTGTAAGTTACCAACACCACCTTCGTTACCCGGTCCCTGAACACCTTGAGTACCTTGGAAACCGTAATCCCCTTGGAAGCCTGCAGTACCTTGATAACCTTGAACACCGCCACCAATAGCACCTTGGAAACCTAAGTCACCTTGCATACCTTGTATACCTTGAACACCCTGTGCACCAAACCCGGTTGCACCTTGTACACCTTGCCAACCATCAGCACCTTGAGTACCTTGGAAACCTTGTGTACCAGTTCCACCAACGCCACCTGAAATACCTTGTAAACCTTGCGATCCTTGGAAGCCTTCATAACCTTGAACACCACCTTCACCAGACTCACCTGAAATACCTTGTGGACCAGATGGACCATTGTCACCTTGTAAACCAGTATCACCGATACCTGCGGCACCTTGGAAACCTTGAACACCTTGTTGTCCTGAACCGTTTGGTCCTTGGAAACCTAATCCACCTTGGAAACCTTGGAAACCGTTACCACCTTGTGCACCTTGATTACCTTCACCTGCAGTACCTTGGTTACCGCCAAATCCTTGGAAACCCTCAGCTCCTTGGAAGCCTTGCATACCTTGTACACCTTGAGTACCAAATCCTATTGGACCTGTAATACCTTGTATACCTTGAGAAGCCTGAGGACCTTGAGTACCTTGGAAACCATCGTTACCTTGGAAACCTGCCGCACCCGGAGCACCAATACCTTGTGGACCTTGGAAACCCTGCATACCTTGGAAGCCATCGCCACCTTGTAAACCAAAGCTACCTTGTACACCTTGTGGTCCATCGCCACCAACTTCACCTTCTTCACCTTGTTCACCATCAGTACCTTGTGGACCAGATGCTCCTTGGAAACCGGTAGCACCTTGAGCACCAACACCGTCTAAACCTTGAAGTCCTTGTAATCCTTGAGTACCTTGAGCACCAACTGTACCAATTCCACCGTCTAAACCTTGAATACCAGTATCACCTTGGATACCAGTAGTACCTTGTGAACCAGTGGCACCTAAGTCACCAGTTCTTGCGAAAGTAATTACAACATCAAGTCCATCAGTCATACTTGTAACTGAACCATTTACATATGAACATATTATGTTAAAGTAACCTGCGACTTCCTGAACACTAGTGATAGTAAATACCGCAAAGTTTTCCGGAGCACCATTTTCAGATAACTTAAAGTGACCTTTGATAGGGCTTGTTGAGTCATCAATAGTTCTAAGGAATGGTTGAATGTCTGTAAAGTTATCATCTCTATCGTCCATATACAGGTTACCTGCAGAGTTAAACGATGCATTATTGAACTTAAGTGTACCTACACCCGGATCTGATGTAGCAGTATTTGTGCTAAATGTGTAATCAAAAGTAACACCACCAAACGAACCTGTTTGACCTTGAACACCTGATCCACCTTGTAGACCATCAGTACCTTGAGTACCCTGCGGACCAACAAGTCCCGGCACACCTTGAACGCCTTGGAAACCTAAGTCACCTTGGAAGCCATCAGTACCTTGAATTGATTGTGGACCTTGCGTACCTTGGAAACCTAGTAATCCTTGAATACCCTGAATGCCTTGTATACCTTGAACACCCTGTGTACCTTGAGGACCAAGATCTGAAGTAACAATATCGCCACCCATTGCAGCATGTACTGTACACTGATAATAAAGCGATGCAGGAGCATCAAATGGTACTCGGAATATAATTAAACCGCTTGCTGACGCGTTACCTGTTACACCAGTATTATAAGCAGCTCCACCTTGGGCAACTCTAATTTCAAACGGGTGACCTGCTGCGCTTACATCAAAGATATAAGTAAATCCACGGATAAGGTGAATTGTTGGATCAGCTACACCATCAATTAAATAATCACTTGTGCCATTATTTGTTACAATAAATGTACGAGCACCTTCTTGACCTTGAATACCTTGAGCACCTTGGATACCAGTAGTACCTTGGATTGACTGTGGTCCTTGAGTACCTTGCAGCCCTTGTAGACCCTGTAAACCTTGTAATCCCTGTACGCCTTGTACACCTTGGGTACCAGCTTCGCCGCGTGGAACAAAGTTAATTAATGTTTTAGCAGGGTGTAATGTATCAATAACATCTGTTTGCCAATTATTATTAGGCAAGCCATATGAACCAACATAAGTAACATCGAACCAACCAAATGTTTTTCCAGCGCCATCCCATGTAAAGTTTGTGAATTCGTATACAACTTGATGGTGACCACCCGGCCCATTACCATCGTCAAATGATTCAACAACAATTAAGCCTTTTGAACCTGACCCTTGTGGAATAGTTTGTAGCCAATCAAATACTTCATCAACATCGTTAGTGTAGTTATTTAAAGGAATATCGTCAAGTGTTAAAACAGTTGCTAACGAAACATCAGCGTTGTTTATTTTCCATTTACTAGTTCCTGGGAATGTAGAAGCAGTGTTATTATTAAGGAAATCCCACTCGTAAGTTAAACCACCATAATGTCCAACCGCACCTTGAACTCCTTGTGTTCCCTGATCGCCTTGTGTACCTTGGTTACCTTGTAAACCAGCTCCACCTTGGACGCCTTGCACACCTTGAACAGATTGAGTACCTTGTATACCTTGAACACCGGTTCCACCTTGTAGACCCTGTAAACCTTGAACACCTTGTACTGATTGAACACCTTGCAGCCCTTGTAGACCCTGTGTTCCTTGGCTACCTTGAATACCTTTTTGTCCTTGGATACCCTGCATACCAGTAGTACCTTGGATTGACTGTGGTCCTTGAATACCTTGGAAGCCTAAAATACCTTGAACGCCTTGGACACCTTGAGTTCCCTGTGGTCCTTGAATACCTTGGAAACCTCTGTCACCAGATATATTAAATGCAACCAATACTGGTAAACGCTGTGTTGTACCCGGAGTTGGTGTATCTAATTGAACAAAATCGCCCTTAACGCCTTCGCCTGCTACATAAGTAACATCTAATTGCCAATAACCTGTTTGGTCAGTAGCTGCCTGAACTGAGAATATAACATAATCATCAGGATTGTTGCGAAGAGTAATCTTCATATAAGCTTTGTTTGTAGAAGATGATGCGGCGATTGCTGTGTATAAACCTTCAAGATTTACACTATAGAATGCTTCATCATCAATCCAAATTCTTGTAACACCGGAAAAATCGTCTGCTGGATTAGCAGCGCCATTCATAATCATTTCACCAGTAGTTGGATCTGCTTGTACTATTTCATCTTTAATTCTAAATTCTACTACATGACCGGCATCATCACCAGAAAAACCTTGAAAACCAAGATCCCCTTGGATACCAGTAGTACCTTGAATAGATTGCGGTCCCTGTGTACCTTGGTTACCTAATAACCCTTGTACTCCTTGAGTTCCCTGAACTCCTTGGACACCTTGAATTCCTTGAGTACCTTGTGGTCCTTGAACACCCTGTACGCCTTGGATACCATCAGCACCTTGAATACCTTGTGTACCTTGATAACCACGGAAACCACGTGAACCTTGAATACCTTCTTCACCAATAGTTCCTTGCACACCTTGTGTACCTTGGTTACCAATGAAACCTTGAACACCTCTAAACGATCCAACGTTTACCCATACCGCACCATCATAAACCCATAACTCATCATCTGCGTTATCAATAACACCTTGACCAGTTGTAGCTGATGGGAATGCCGTATTAAGAGTTGCTTGCTGATCGCCACCTGTATCAACATCAGTAACAGAACCAATAACGTCAAAACCCGGTCCATATGTACCTTGTGTACCTTGTAAACCTGCATCGCCTTGTAAACCGGATGTACCTTGAACCCCTGCACCAACTGCGTTCCATGCTGTGCCATTAGAAACATAAATTAACCCGTCTGAACCATAAGCAATGGCTCCATTGTACGGGGCTGGATCTAATTGAATAGGTACTGCTTGCGGAGTACCCTGCCCAATTATTCGTGAACCGCTAATTGATTTGAAAGCCATTATACATCATCCTCCTCGGATTGACCAAGTGTAAAGGATAAGGTAGCATCAACTGCGAGGTTTGTATCGCATTTGATTTCTAATAGATCGCCTGATCTAAAGAATTGACCGTTGAGTGGTAAAGGAACAGTATCATATGCTGGAATTTGTAAATTTCTAATAATCCAAAACTCTGCATTAATTTCTTCCCTGTGTGTTCTTACATCAACTGCTACAGTATTTGCTGTAAAGTTACATAAGATAAGTGGCGAAATAACTTCACCAACACCGGGTTCTGTTGTAGTTGAACCACCGAAAACTAGTTCCGGAACTTCATAGTTTGGTACCTCAATCATTGTCTGCCAGTTCGTGGTCAATGTAAAGGACTTGGCGACCGGTTTAGCATCTGGCGCCTGGGATGTTGCGATTGTGTATATAGCCATTATAGAGATGCCCTACTGTTAGATGCACGTCGTGCAAGTTTTCTCACTGATGAAGTAAACGGACGACCTTCAATTCGACCTGTTCTACCGTTGATTTTGAGACCTCTTGCGAAGTACTGGTTGTTTAATTCGTCTGACCCTGACCATCTGATCCGGCCTCCGCCTTCTGACAATACAGAGGCATTAGCACCAATTGCGGCACCTACGTTTCTAAAGTTCAGCGGTAAGGCGTTTCTGTTAACACCTGCCGATGCACCGTTAAACTGGTGAGCAATAGATTCAACCAACGAACCAAACGTTAAGAAGTTAGGTCTTATGACACTGTCTATGATAAGGTTATCTATCAATTCGGTTACCATGGTTCTATGATCTGCATCAGGAGCGATATTGTTATTTATATAAGTTTTCATTCTTGACCATGCGCCAGTGAACGAGTCAAGTAAATCTGTATTGTTAGCGCCTTCACTTATAATATTCCAAACGCCTGCACCGTTGTATACGTAAATGTTACCTACATAACGGTTAGCGCTAGGAGTAGTTGATACAATTCTTGCATCCCATTTCTTTGAAATAGAGTTTAAGGCAGCCAATGCTGGAACATTGTCAACCGTACCTTTAAATCTTAACCTACGCCAATCAGCATATGCCTCTGGTGGATTAAATACTGGGAATACATGTTGAGCATCGATGTTAAACAACGCACCAACAAACGATCTTGAACCTTTATCAGAACCAACTGTACCAACAACTGGATCAATAACTCTACCTTTGAAATCGTTTTGTAGAACTTTAAGGAAGTTACCACCATCACGATATGTTTTAGGCAAGTCGATAAATTTGTATGTTGAAGTAATGTGACGTTGTACTTCACGCTGTAATTTAGTTCTGTTATTAGATAAAATATCTTTAGCAAAGCTAAACTCTTTACTTTCTTCCCATGCAAAGTTAGGTTCAATTTTTGGACCAAGTGATTGAGGTGAGTCATAGAACATTACGTTATGTAATATATCACCGAGTTCAATCGCTTGAGCTTCTTGAGTAGTTGTACCTAGCTCAGAACGAACAGCTTGATTTGGATGCTTACCAATAACAACTTGACTTACGATTTTACCAAGTTGACGATATGCTTTCGCTGTCGCAACTCTTGTATCTTCTGGGATACGTAATTCGTTATTCCAATAATAGAAATCTGCATTCCATCTTGTAGCTAAGTTACCGCCATAGTTGAGATCCCAAGACATCGCATCAACGATATATCCAGCATCTCTGCGGCATTTAGCTTTAGAGTAATCAATAATAGTGAATGTATCTTTAAGGAACTTAGTAACATCGTCAGCAAGTTCGTCAAGATTATCATCAATAATTTTTGAAGCTTCAATCTTAGTAGCGTTAACCCAAGAAGTGTCAGGCTCAACGATATCTGGTAGACCGTCAATATTATCTCTTCTGATTGCATCCTCTACGATACGAACTAAGTCAGCAACCTCTTCACCTTCAACCGCGGTTGCTGGAGTGATTGATGTAGTATCTTGTGTTGTCCAAGTTCTAACCGCTTTCTTCAGTCCACCTTCAGTTGCACTTACGAATGTATGAGCACCAGAATAAGTAGCTGCTGGTCCTACCCACATTGTTATTACGTTACCTTCAACGTAAAGGATTGGACAAGGAACATCGTAATATGGATGATGTGACTCAGGTACCGCATGGTTAACTGGACCAGAACCAACATCACATGAGAATGTAAAGCTTTCAGGTTCAAACGATACGTAATCGCCAATTTCTAAACCGTGGTCAGCATCAATAGTTGCAGTGAAGTAACCTGTATCAGGATCGTATGTTGCACCAGTTGAAGTAAATCCTCTCTGATACGCTGTCTGACCTTGAACAACTGACTTAACAACGCCGGCCATCTCTGTAAAGAACTCGGCGGTTTGTTGTCTTTGGTCTGCAGGTAATATTGAATGCGCGCCTTCGAAGTATAGACCTGCAGTCATTATCATTGCATAGTTTGTGGTATAGTTAACATCGTGTGATACGGCATCAATCATTACGCCAACATCTCTGCGGCATTTCTCTTTCGAGTATGATATACCATTGTAAGCGTTACCAATATGTATTTGTAGATCTTTCGCCATTTGAATTGAATTATCGTCAATTACATTTTTAGCAGTCATCAATCCTGTTTCAATCCAAGAAGTATCTGGATCAATTCTTGATGGAATATTTGCTGGGCTATTATCATCAGCAACTTTTGCCAACATGGTTGCTAAGTTCATCGCTTCATCTGCGATTGTGCGACGAGCAGCTCTGTGTTTAAACTCTTGTCTAACCGTGTTACCAGTTAGGTGAGTAATTGCATTCATTGTTGCGCTTACGAATGTATGAGCACCGCCACCTTTACCATATGGAACTTTACCAACATTCATAGTAATAGTTGTTCCAGTTCTTGCAGTGATTTTCATCGGTGCATTGTAATATGGATGATGTGCTTCTGGCGCAGGGTGGTTATGAACGTCGCCATCTAGAGCACATGTAAACACAATACTGTTTGGTGCGATCATAACGTAATCGCCAATTTTAAGATTGTGGTTTGCCATAGTAGCAGTAAATATGCCTGTATCAGGATCGTATGTGGCTGTTGTTGGTGTAAACTTGCGACCTTCTTTACGAGGTACTGTTTCATTGCGTGTTACCCAACGAACTACTTTACCAAGATATTCAAATGCTTCTCTAGTTGATTGACGTTGGTCAATTGGTAGAATATTCACTGCATTCTTAAAGTAAAGTTCAGCAGTACCATGCATTGCAGAGTTACCACCATATTGAATATCGTGTGATATCGCATCAACAATATAACCTGTATCTCTTCGGCAACGATCCTCATCGTACTCAAGGTAACCAAAGTTATTTCTTAAGTATTGAGTAATAGTATCTTGTAGATTATCTTTACGTCCTGCGATAATTGTTGCAGATGGATCATATAGATAGTTTTCAGCACCTACAGTATTCGTAGGAATTTCAACAAGATCAGGCATATTGATTAAGGAGTCATCAGCAATTAAATCGCCAACGATTTTCCATAGTGATGTAATGTGCTGTGCAATTGGAACAGTAACCACACCAAACGATGTATTTTGAGTAACGGTATTACCAGCTGATCTTGATACTGTTTGTTTCAGAACGATTTGACTTGCTACTGAACTTAAGTGAGTATATAATGCAGCGGTCGGTGCCCTTTGAGCAGTACTTAAAGTGGATAGACCATTTTCAAAATATAGTTTAGCAACATCAAGCATTGCTGTATTTGACTCGTGTTGTGTATCGTATGATACCGCGTCAACCATAATACCTGTGTCGCGTTTACATTTATTTACATCATATGATAATCCGCCATAGTTTGTATTAACCCAAGCTGTTGCTTCTTCTTTTAAGAATTCTCTGTTAAGTTGAAGCGCTTGACGAGCAAACACGTGGTTATCAGAAATTTGACCATCACCGTAGTTATAGTTTGTACCATCTGGTGTGTAATCATTAATCATAGATGTAATAATGTTATTGAAGGAATCCTGAGCTCTAGTAAGTGCTACACCGGAAAGCTGTGCCTCGATGTCTTTTTGTACATATCTGATTCCTTCAATTGTTTCGGCAAGTTGGTCCTCAATAACCTTATCAGCACCTACAGTACCAATACGATATGATTTACCGATATACTTACCATTGTATGTTGAACCTGTTTGAACATCTCTTCTAACCGCATCAATAATAAAGCCTGCATCTCTTGCGCATTTCGCTTCATCAAATGTGTAGTTATTATCTCGTACGAATTGAATAATCTCTTCTTGGATAAACGTTCTGTTCCATTGTAGAGATTTACGTGCGAATGTTCTAGCAGGATCCATTTTTGGTTTAGTTAGTAAGTTCTCTGTAGGCAATGCCTTAGGAGTTTTCTGACTAATATCTAATGAACCTCTGTAATCTGGAATTACTAATCTGTCATCAACAATATTCGCTATAACCATTGCTAGGTCAGATGCGATTGTTCCTGTTGCAGTATCAGCAGCTTGAAGTGATACATCTTGGTATAGGATGTTACCATCAATTTCTGAAATCGCGTCAGTTAAAGCAGATACGAATGTATGAGCTCCGGTATATGCTCCAGCATTTCCAACCCACATAGTAATCGTTGTTGCATCAGCACCAATAATTGGGCATGCTCTGTTATAGAAGCGATGATGTGCTTCAGGGCTTGCATGGTTAGTTGGTCCTGATCCTGTATCACAAGAGAACGTAATTGCACTTGGTTTGAACCAAACGTAATCGTCTGTTGTTAATGAGTGAGTACCAATGGTAGCAACCATAATACCTGTAACAGGATCGTATGTTGCGCCAGTTGGAGTAAATCTTGCTCCAAAGATTGGTTCTTGAACTTCGTTCTTAACAACTTTTTCCATTACACTCGCTAGGTGAGTAAATGCTAGTCTTGTTGGTTCTCTCTGATATTGTGGTAATACGTTAATAGCACCTTCAAAGTAGTATCTTGCATTGAATATTGTAGCAGAGTCTCCGCCATATTCTAAGTCTTCTGAGATCGCGTCAACAATGTAACCTGTATCTCTTGGACATTTCTCTAGGCTGTACGCTAGGCCGTTATATTGTTCTGAAATATACTCGTTGATTTCAGTTTGGTATTTAACAGCTTGACCTTTGATTGCTTCAAACTCTGCACCTAATGTATAGTTTGCAGTGAAAGTATCAAACGCTGGTTCTACGATAGCAGGAATTGTGCCATCATTTTCTCTGATAACACCACCAACATCTGCGAATAATTTTTCAGCATGTTGAGCAACTGCAGGTTTAATAGATCTTCTAACACCGTCAGCTAATGCGCTTACGAATGAATGTACCTTATCAACTCTAGCTTCACCAACTTGTAATGTAATAGTTGTTGGAGTAACTGAGTCAATTCTAACTGGTTTGTTGTAGATTGGATCAGTTGGTCTAGGATGCGATATGTTAATTGGTGTGGCATCAGTTGGTGATGTTGGGCAAGATAGTGTAATCGCGTTCTCTGCAAAGATTACATAATCCTTTTCAGTAAACGAGTGAGTACCCAATGTCATTGTCATAACGCCAGTATTATGATCGTATGCAACGTCTGTTGGTGTATAAGCCTCTGCCATATTTGCTACATTCACTGCATCAGCAGTAACCGATACAAATGTATGTACAGTTTGTGGCTCATGTTTGATTGCATTAGCGGTTGCACTTACGAATGTATGTACTGAACCACTTGCGCTTCCTGCATCACCTACGTTAAATGTCATTGTACCAGTTTGGCGTCTGATTGAATTAGCAGTTGCTGATACGAATATATGAGCACCATTATATGGAGATGGTCCAACATTTAATTTGAATGTATCAGTTGTAACATCTGAAATTTCTAACCAACGATTAGATGCAAAATCAGTTGCCCTTGGATAACCTTTTTCAACCGTGTTACCATCAAGTACGCATGTATATGTTAACCCGTAATCAGCAATCATTACATAATCGCCATTACTAAATCCGTGATTAGCAACTGTGATTGTTGTATCTCCACTTGCTGGGCTATGAACCGCGTTTGTTGGCGTATGTTGTGTTTCACCTACTGCAGTAATTGATAATGATTTGCCAGTTAATGGATCTCCAACTCTTGGATATGTATGCTGAGTTGCGTTACCATCTTGATCGCATGTGAATGTAAACGAGTTATTTTCTAGAACAACACCGTTTCCAACTCTTAATCCATGTTGACCAACATTAACTATCATTACACCAGTTGCCGCATCATAGTTAGCAGATGTTGGTGTAAAGTATTTGTTAGGGCCAGAGGCTGCAGCGTCTAGTGTAACTGTGTTTGCACTTACATCTTTAACCAAATATGTTTTTAATGCGTATGGATCAAGTCCTGCACGAGGATATGTTTTAGCAGCATCATCACCGTCCATTGCACAAGTGAATGTGAATGAATTTGGTTCCAATGTAACTCTATCATTAAGTGCAATGCTGTGTCCCGGCATAGTCATTACGAAATCGCCATTAGCAGGATCGTAAGATGCAGTTGTTGGTGTGTATGTTGTTGTTTCAACAATAGTTTGAGTTACCGCAACTTGTAGTGGAGTAACAACTTCGTTTCTAACAATTTGACCAACTAAATCTGATGCGAAGAAGAATGCTTCCGATGTTGGAACAATTTCTTCATCATCTAATACTGGAATTGCATTTTCAAAATATAGTTTAGAGTTTGTTGCGCTTAACGCGTTTGAACCGTTTTGTACATCCCAAGCGATGAGGTCAACAAAGATACCCATATCTCTTTCGCATGCAACAGTGTTATATACAAAGTTTGGATAGTTGGCTGTAATCCACGCAATGATTTCTTTTTGGATAAACGCTTTGTTAGTAAATATTGCTTTACCTGCTTGACGATGTTCTGGTGATATTGTTAAGTCACCGTATATTGGTGCATCAGCGCCAGCAATACCGTTTGACATAATATCAATAACAGTATCAAAGGCAGCATTGGATCTTGTGATCGCTGTTGCATCAGTTAATACGTCAGTTGCGATTTTACCTTTGAGCCAAGTGATAGCACCAACAGTTTGAGTTAACTGTTCGTTAATTACCGCATTAGCACCTACAGTACCAATTGTGTAACCTTTACCTACATAGTAAGCGTTAACAGTTGAGTCAGTTAGAATATCTCTAGCAACCGCATCTAAAATTAAACCTGTATCTCTAGAACATTTAGCGTTGTCATAGACGAAGTAGTTATTTTCCATCCATAGTTTAACTTCGTTCTGAAGATATGATTTGTTTTTCTGTAGAATACGAGAAGCGTATGTACCTTGTTCTTTTGCACCAACCTGTACAACCGCACCTTCATCAGCACTTACGAATGTATGTGGATCAGTGTTAGTTCCTGCATTTCCGCAGTTTACTGTGATTGTGTTTGTTGTCACTGCACTAATTTCTAATGGTAATTGATAAGCCTTATCACCAATACGTGGTGAGTAATCAGTACCACCGCCATTATGAGCACAGCTGAATGCAAAGCTTAATGGTTGTAATTCAATATGATCGCCGAGACCCATACCGTGGTCAGTAATAGTAATAACCATCTCGCCACTTACTGGGTCGTATGTAGCTGTTTCTGGTGTAAAGGCTTTAATAACTCTAGCAGAGTCTGAGAAGAATAATGCGTTTGAGTCGATTGAGTCTGGGGTTGCCGATACGAATGTATGGTTGTTTGCATGCCCACCAGCATTACCAACATTAACAGTAATTGTGTCTGATGTTGTTCCAGTAACTCTTACCGGTTCTTTATATGCAGGGTGGTCATTTAGTGGTGAAAGGTCTGTACCTGTTATACCACCAACATCACAACTAAATACCATTGACTCAGGTGCGATTTGGATCCATTTACCAACCGGTAAATCGTGTTTCCCAATAGTAATTTCTAACTCACCAGTTACTGGGCTATATGTAGCTGTCTGAGGAGTAAATTTACCAGTCCACATTCCTGCTTCACGTATTGCATTAGTAGTTGCTGATACGAAAGTATGTGCCGATGTATCACTTGACTCACCAACATTAACAGTAATTGTTGTTGAAGTTCTTGCAGAGATTGTAACTGGCTTTTTATATGCAGGGTGCATTTTTTCAGCTTGGATACAATTATCAGATGCACTTACGAATGTATGAGCACCGCCGCCATCAACAATTCCACCTACATTCATATAGATTTTTGTTGCGTCAACTTTTT